TTACCATCAACAGATTCATTTATACCAAAATTAATAAATAAAAATCCAAAATTTACACCACAATATATGGATTGTTTTAGAATTCATTTAAACTATTTAATTAAAAAGGACATAATTAAAGAAATAGTAATTATATAATATTTATAATAAACTATATTAATGTCCAAAATAGTATTACTTAGTTGCACTAAATCTAAACTAGACCACAAAGCCCCAGCCCAAGAGTTATATGCCGCATCTCCAATGTTTCAAAAAACATTAGAGTACGGCAAATCTCTTAAACCCGATAAAATGTTTATATTATCTGCTAAACATCATTTAGTACCAATGACTAAAGAATTAGAACCATATGATAAAACATTAAAAGAAATGCCAGCTGATGAAAAAGAAAAGTGGGGTGAAGAAGTAATCAACCAAATGAAATCACATCATATTAATTTAAACAAAGATGAATTTGTTTTTTTAACAGGATCTGAATATATGAAACCATTAGTTAATTATATTCCTAAAGAAAATATTGAAAACCCAATGGGTGGTAAACGAATGGGTGAAAGACTTAAATGGTTAAATAGTCAAATAAATAAACTTACTGAAATATTTAAATATATTAAAACATTAATAAATGAATATATCTCAAAATAAACTAAACGAATATATAACATTATATCTTAATGATATCGATGATTACGGTGATAAATCAGAATTAACTTTAGCTGAAAATATATTATCACCTATTAAAAATCTTTTACTAGAATCCACACAAGATATTAATTCAATATTAAAAGAAATAATATCTAAAACAACACCTGAAAATCAAGAAATAATAGAAGATTTTTTAATTTATGTTGAAAGTTTGGCTTCTTAAAAACCATAACATACATTTATATTATGAGAATTGGATTATGCGGTACAATAAGTGTAGGTAAAACTACTTTAGTAAATGAACTAATTAAATTAGAACAATTTAAAGATTATGAATTTGCTACTGAACGTAGTAAATATCTGCGTGATCAAGGTATCGCTTTAAACACTGACTCTACATTAAAAGGTCAAATTATATTTGCTGCTGAGCGTTCATTAGAATTAATGAAACCCAATATTATAACTGACAGAACAATATATGATGTATGTGCTTTTACTTTAAGTGCTAAATCAATTAGTTGGGATGAAAAAATACATTTTACTAATACAATAATGTATTTAGCTAAAGAATATGATTATATTATTTATGTTTCTCCTGAAGGTGTAGAAATAGAAGATAATGGTGTTCGTGAAACAAATAGTGAATATCGTGATAAAATAGATTACACTATTAAAGAAATGCTTAAAAGATGGCCACCTACTAAATTAATTGAAATTAAGGGTACAGTTGAACAACGAATTGAAACTATTAAGGAAACATTATTTCCATAATATTTATACACAAAACACATGAAAAAATCCGAATTAAAAAATTACATTAAGGAAACAATAGTGACTGAATTAAATGGATCTATTAATCTACCTAAAGCCACTACTAACACTTCAGATATTAAAAAATATACTAGTCAAGGTATAGATGTTAATTTAAAAGAAGAAGATATAGATGAAATTACTATTAATAAACCTTCTAAACATTATATAATAATACCTAATGGAAATGATTTTTATTCTCAGACATCTATATCCGCACCATCTATTCAAGCTGCAAGAAAATCATTAGAAGAAGATGAAATAACATTTACTGATGAAAAATGGCGTAAATTAATAATAATAGAAGGAAAATATATTCAAAACAACCCGATGCATTAATATTACAATAATTTTAAAATATAGTTTATAACACTTGGTATATTCCTTGTGTTATAAACTTTCTCCCACTGTTATGAATGAAGAAGTAAAAAAAATTATAGCCCAAGAATACATAAAATGTGCAACATCACCAGAACATTTTATGAAAAAATATTGCTTTATCCAACACCCACAACGTGGACGTGTTATATTTAACCTATATCCATTTCAGGGTAAAGTATTAAACTTATGGAAAGATAATCCATACTCAATAGTATTAAAATCAAGACAATTAGGTATTTCAACACTAGCAGCGGGTTATTCATTATGGTTAATGTTGTTTCATAAAGATAAAAATATATTATGTTTATCTAAAACACAAGAAACAGCTCGAAACATGGTAACTAAAGTTGCATTTATGTACGATAATTTACCATCATGGCTTAAAGTACCATCTGATGAAAAAAATAAATTATCATTACGTTTATCAAATGGTTCTCAAATTAAAGCCAAATCATCCAATAGTGATGCTGCACGTTCAGAAGCAGTATCTTTACTAATAGTAGATGAGGCAGCGTTCATTGAAAATATTGATGAAACATGGGCATCTGCACAACAAACCCTAGCAACAGGTGGTGGAGCCATTGTTTTATCCACTCCTTACGGTACAGGTAATTGGTTCCATAAAACATGGGTATCAGCCGAAAATGCTGAAAACGATTTTTTACCAATCAGGTTACCTTGGTATGTTCACCCTGAACGAGATGAAGCATGGAGAAAAAAACAAGATGAATTATTAGGTGATCCTAAATTAGCAGCTCAAGAATGTGATTGCGATTTTAATACATCAGGTGATGTAGTATTTTATTCTGAATGGCTTGATTTTATAAAAGAAACTACAATACAAGAACCAGTAGAACGTAGAGGCGCTGATAAAAATCTATGGATATGGGAACAACCAGATTATTCAAGAGATTATATGGTTGTAGCCGACGTTGCTAGAGGAGATGGTAAAGACTTTTCAGCATGTCATGTTATAGATATTACTTCAAATACACAAGTAGCAGAATATAAAGGACAATTACCTCCAAAAGATTTTGGATTTTTCTTAGTTGGTATAGCTACAGAATATAATCAAGCTTTACTTGTGATTGAGAACGCCTCTATCGGTTGGGCAACAATCGATGCTGTTTTAGAAAGAGGATATAATAATCTTTATTATTCTCCTAAATCAGACGCGTTAACTGTCGACTCATACTTTAACAAATATGAAAATAATGACAATACAGTACCTGGTTTTACAATGTCTCTTAGAACACGTCCTTTAATAATTAATAAACTTAGAGAATATATTGGTGATAGATCTGTAACGATCAAATCTAAACGTTTACTTGAAGAAATGAAAGTATTTATTTGGAAAAACGGTAGAGCAGAAGCACAATCAGGTTACAATGATGATTTAGTAATGCCTTTTGGTGTTGGCATGTATTTAAGAGACACATCATTAAAATTTAGACAACAAAGCCAAGATTTAACTAGAGCTACTTTAAATAATTTTAGTAAATCTACTCCAACACAGCAAGGTGCATATTTCGCAACAGGTCGCGATAATCCTTACTATATAAACAATAAAGTTGGAGGAAAGGAAAATATTAGTTGGCTTTTTTAATATTTATACGTATATTATAAAAATATGGCAGATACAAAAATATTTTCGCGATTAAAACGATTATTTTCAACAGATATAATCATTCGCAACGACGGTGGAAATCAATTAAAAGTTATGGATACTAATACTATCCAACAATCAGGACAATTTGCCACAAACGCATTAGTAGATAGATTTAATAGAATTTATTCTATAAACGCATCATCATTATATGGTGCTCAATTTAATTTAAACTACCAATATTTAAGAACCCAAATATACTCAGATTATGATATTATGGACACAGATGCAATTATAGCATCTGCTTTAGATATTATATCTGAAGAATCTACATTAAAAAACGATATGGGTGAAGTGCTTCAAATTAGAAGCAGTAATGAAGATATACAAAAAACTTTATATAATTTATTTTATGATGTTTTAAATATTGAATTTAACTTAAGCTGGTGGATTAGACAATTATGTAAATATGGTGATTTTTTCCTTAAACTAGAAATATCAGAAAAATTCGGTGTGTATAACGTTATCCCTATTACACCATACCATATTGAAAGAGAAGAAGGATATGATAAAGAAAACCCATTTTCTGTAAGATTTAGATACTCACCTGAAGGATTTTATAGTGGTATATCAGGTTATTATAATGTACCTAACTCATCAACTGATACTCCAGGAGTACATTTTGATAATTACGAGATGGCTCACTTTAGACTATTATCTGATGTTAACTTTTTACCTTATGGTAGATCTTATATTGAGCCTGTTCGTAAACTATTTAAACAATATACATTAATGGAAGATGCGATGTTAATTCATCGTATAGTTCGTTCTCCAGATAAACGTATATTTTATTTGAATATTGGTTCTATCCCACCAAGTGAAGTAGAAAATTTCATGCAGAAAACTATTTCTACAATGAAACGTACTCCATTTATGGATCAACAAACAGGTGATTATAATTTAAAATATAATGTTCAAAACTTATTAGAAGATTATTTTATACCAGTTCGTGGTAATGACCAAACAACTAAAATAGATACATTACCTGGTTTACAATATGATGGTATTAAAGACGTAGAATATTTAAGAGATAAAATATTTGCTGGTTTAAGAATACCTAAAGCATTTATGGGTTATGAAAAAGATTTAACCGGTAAAGCAACGTTAGCCGCTGAAGATATTCGTTTTGCTCGTGGAATTGATAAAATCCAACGTATCGCTTTATCTGAATTATATAAAATAGCATTAGTTCACTTATATACTCAAGGTTAT